AAAAGGGAGGCTCATGGTATGTTTGGCACGCTGATTCAGAAGGCGCAAATTTTCGTAGCGCATTTACAAATAGCGGTTTATTGCTTAAACAATGTTTGATATGGGTTAAAAATAGTTTAGTCATGGGCCGTCAAGATTATCAATGGAAACATGAACCATGCCTATACGGTTGGAAAGAAGGAGCCGCTCATTATTTTGTAGATGACAGAACGCAAACTACGGTAATCGAAGATGAAATTAACGTTAGCAAACTTACAAAAGACGAAATGAAAAAAATGCTATATGATTTGATTAGAGACAAAACTGCTAGCACTGTAATTCATTGCGACAAACCACATACAAACGATGTACACCCTACAATGAAACCAATTTTATTATTGGCACCACTAATTAAAAACAGCAGCAAAGCCGATGAAATTGTAGCTGATGGGTTTTTGGGCAGTGGCTCGACAATGGTAGCATCTCATCAATTGAATCGCAAATGTTACGGAATGGAACTTGACCCAAAATATTGTCAAGTAATTATAGACAGAATGCGTAAATTAGACACCAACTTAAAAATTAAAAAAAACGGCGTTGAAATATGAAAGGCGTAAAACCATTGCCCACTGCAATTAAGGAATTGCGAGGCACATTAGAAAAATCTAGAACTTTGCCAAATGAAATGGTAGTCTCAATTAATCGCGACATACCAGAGCCTCCAGAGGATTTGAATAACGAGGCCAAAAAATTATGGCAAGAAGTCTGCACTGAGTTAAAAAATAATGGTATACTAGCAAATGTAGACCTCGGCCTTGTTGAAGCGTACTGCAGTGAATTGGTGACATATAAAGAAGCGCTAAGGCAAATTAAAAAAACCAGCCCATTAATTAAAAGCCCTTCAGGCTACGCTATGGTAAGCCCTTGGCAAACTATAAGAAGGCAGTCGTTAAAAGCTGCAATGGACTTAGGGCAACTTTTTGGAGTAACTCCAAGCGCTAGAACTAGAATAGGAGCAACAATTAAAACAGTTAGTAAATTAGACTCACTAAAAAAACCTAAAACAGCATGAGCAAAAAAGTAATTACAAAGGCCGTAAGCACTAAAGCCTTTGAGACGACCACAGTAAAAATGCAAGCAGAGCAAGTTTACACAGTGCAGCCATTGGGCCAGCAATTTGTAGTTTGTATTAACGGCGTGCCCTGCAATAAGCAAGGACAGCAAGCCGAGGACATTGGGCAGGTGTTTACCTACCGAAACGAAAAACTAGCGTTTGAGTGCTTGGCATATTTTAGGCGGTGCAAATTGTAAACGACTATATAGCAAAAATAAACAGCGGCGAAGTTGCTGCCTGCGCTCATGTTAAGAACGCAGTGGCTCGTTATGAGCAGGACCGTGCAAACGGCTGGCGCTTTAATGACCAACTAGCACAGCACGCCCTAGACTTTATAGAGCAGCTAGTACATACGACTGGCGACTACGCAGGGCGTAACTTTACGCTAGAGCCTTGGCAGGCGTTTATAGTTTATAACCTCTTTGGATTTTTAAACGAGGACGGCAGCAGGCGCTTTACTCGCGCTTATGTAGAGGTCCCGCGTAAAAACGGCAAGTCTACCTTTTCTAGTGCCGTTATGCTTTACGGACTTATTGCAGACGACGAGCCCGCGGCTCAGGTTTACAGCGCGGCCACCAAGTTGGACCAAGCCATGATGGTATTCGGCGAGAGCGTGCGAGTTTGCCAAAACTTGCCTTGGCTTCACGAAGAGTTAACTGTTAACAACTCTGTTAATAACCGCCGCATTGTTTACGGCCAAAGTTTATATAAGCCCCTAGAGTGGAACCCAAACAAGCAGGACGGACTTAACACACACTTCGCTTGCATTGACGAATACCACGCGCACCCAAACGACGAGCTGTATAATGTAATACGCAACTCTATGGGCGCAAGGCGCCAGCCTTTGCTTTTTACAATTACTACGGCAGGCTTCAACCGAGAAGCACCCTGCTATAAGCATCGGCAGTATTGTGCTAATGTTTTAAACGGCGCTATTAAGGACGAGGCGCTATTCTCAGTTATTTACACCTTGGACGAGGGCGACGACTGGACCGACCCAGCAGTGTGGGCAAAGGCTAACCCTAACTGGGGCATAAGCGTTTACCCTAGGCAGTTAGAGCAGGCGTTAACAGAGGCTAAAGAATTTGTGCATAAGGAGGTAGAGTTTAAAACGAAACTGCTTAATGTTTGGACCGACACGGCACAGACTTGGATTAGTGACAGCCTTTGGAAACTATGCGACGGCGACGACGAACTAGAGGGCGAAGTTTGCTATGGCGGCTTGGACTTAGCAAGCACGGGCGACTTTTGCGCATTCTCGTTATACTTCCCAAGCCTGCACGCTGTGAGAACATGGTACTGGCTTCCGAGTGAAACAGCCTTTAAGCGTAAGGACGCTGCGGGCGCTTCTATTCGCCAATGGGCAGCCGACGGCTTTATAGAATTAACGGAGGGCAATGTAACGGACTACGCTTTTATTAAGGCTCGCGTTATAGAACTAGCCCAGCGCTACGACATTAAAGACATAGCCTTTGACCGATTTAACGCTTCGCAGTTAGTAATTGAGTTACAAAACGAAGGTTTACAAATGTTTCCTTTTGGGCAGGGCTTTGTTAGTATGTCGGCACCGACTAAAGAACTAGAGCGACTTGTTAAAGACAAAATGCTAAGGCACGCTGGCAACCCAGTGACGCGCTGGATGATGGGCAATATATTGTTAACTCAGGACCCAGCGGGTAACATTAAAATAAATAAGGCCAAGAGCGGCGACAAAGTCGACGGGCCAGTAAGTATAGTTATGGCCTTGGGCACTTGCATGCAGGACGCAGCCAAAGAGCAAAACAGCGAATTTTGGTTTTTAAGCATATGAAATTTTTAGACGACTACATGCAGGAATACTATAACAACCTGCCCAAGTACAAGACCTACGAGGACGCCTACAATGCCACAGAGCAAAAGTATTTAGGCAAGTTTGGTGTAAAGCGTTACAAGTCTTATGATGTTTTTAGGGCGGCACTTTCTCGCTGGCTTGCGCAAGGGCGTAACAAATGTTAACGCAAAAAATTTAACGCGGTTGTAATTTGCGCCCAATGAATTTAAAGTTTTGGCAGCCCCGAAAAGAAAAGCGCTCTGGCTTGTCTCAGCCTGCTGACTGGTTTATTAATACCTTAAACAATGTTTTTGGCTACCAGACTAAAAGCGGCCAAGCGGTAAACGACCGCACAGCGTTAAGCATTGCCTCGGTGCATGCTTGCGTTAGAGTAATTGCAGACGGTATAGCAGGCCTCACTTTGAAACTATACAAAGACGACGGCACTAACCGCGACCAGATTGTAATACATTACAGCACGGCATTAATTAACGAGCCTAACCCTTACCAAACGAAATACGACTTTACTAAGTACATGGTAAGCCACTTGGCGCTTAAGGGTAATGCTTACGCTTTTATTAATCGAGACGCTCGTTTTATTGGCGTAGAGTTGCACCCTATTGCCCCCGACTATGTTACACCAGTAATGCAGGACGGGCAACTATTTTACAAAATAAACCTTAAGGGATTCCCTTCTATTGTGCCTGCTACTGACATGCTGCATTTTAAAGGGCTTTGCGGTGACGACCCGCTAGTAGGTTTGTCGCCTATTGTCGTGCATGCTGAAACCTTGGGTATTGACTTGGCAGCAATTAGCCAAAGCGCTGGCGTTTATAAAAACGGAGTGCTTAAGTTTTTGCTAACAAGCGACGCGCAAATAAAGCCAGAGCAGGCAGTGCCTTTAAAGAAAAGTCTAGACGATGTTATAGACGGGGCCAGCCGTTCTACTGTTTTGCCTAACGGCATTAAAATGGAGAAGCTGAGCCTAAGCCCAGAGGAGGCTCAATACTTAGAGACTCGCAAATTTAGCGCAGAGGAAATAGCCCGTATTTTTGGCGTGCCTGCCTCCATGATTGGGGCAGCGGGCGGCATTAAGTCTAGCGTAGAGCAAGAGTACCAAGACTTCTACGCTCGCACCTTGGCAAGTTATGCTATTAACATAGAGCAGGAACTAGCCCGCAAGTTGCTGACCGAAAGCGACAAGTTAACTTACTATTTTAAATTTAACTTTAATTCACTTTTGAGGGCCTCCGCCAATGAGCGCGCAGACTATTATAATAAAGGCATTCGCGGCGGCTGGCTCTCTAGAAACGAAGCCCGCATGTTTGAGGACGCTAACGGCTTCGACGGCGGCGACGAGTATTTAATTGAAAGCAACCTAATGCCAAGCAGCCAGATTAACGCTTACATGGATGCGAAAATAGCGCAGCTTATGAGTACCGCAGACAAAAACAATAACCCAGACGGAGTTAATAACACCGAGGTAATATAATGAAACAAGAGCGCAGAACATTTACTGGCACCGTCATAGCACGAAGCGAAGGCGAAAACATGCCTAAAGAAATTGGCGGCATTGCTGCTGTTATTAACTCAGTTACTGACCTCGGTTACTTTGAGGAGGTTATAGAGCGCGGCGCGTTTGACTATGCCTTAAGCAAAGAATACGACATCCGCTGTTTGTTTAACCATGAAGCCGAGTTAATTCTAGGCCGTACTTTGTCAGGCACTTGCAATGTGTTTGTAAATGGTGACGGAAACCTAGAGTATACATGGGTGCCAGACTACGAGAACCCTACTCACATGTCAGTAGTGCGCAGCATTATGCGCGGCGACATTACGCAGAGCAGCTTTGCTTTTACCATTAAGGAGCAGAAGTGGAGCGACTCTACAAAATACGGCACAATGGGCAAAAGAACTATTACTGTTATAGAGGACCTCTACGATGTTAGCCCAGTTACTTACCCCGCTTACGCTGACACTGAGGCCGACGCCCGCAGCATTGTAGCAATGAGAGACGAAGAGCGCGAAATAGAAAGCGCCAAGCAAAGCCAAGCGGCAGCCGACATTTTAAAACTTGCGCTGTTGCGTTACGAAAATTTATAAAACAAAAACAAAAAAACCATGAATAAAATTAAAGCATTGAAAGAAGAGCGTGGACGCTTGCTCGGCGAGTTGTCTACCTTGCAAACCACCATCGAGAAGGAAGCCCGCTCTATGGCTGACAGTGAAACCAACCGCTTGACCGAAATCGAAGCCCGCTTGGGTGCGATTAAGGCTGAGGTAGAAACCTTGGAAAAGTTGCAAAACTTGGCCGCTCAGGCTGCTGGCCACTCTGCTAGCCGTAGCGGAGAGAAGGAAAAGGAAAACATGAAAGAACAGTACAGCTTTAAGCGTGCTATGGAAATGGCTATTACTGGCCGTCGCGAAGGTGTAG